TTCGATGAATTTATCGATAACGTGGGCGACCAGTTTTACAACAGCCCCGAAAATCGAGCAACCCTAACGGATTGGATGTGCGAGAGAAAACTCGCCCCAACCACAGAAAACTTTGAAATCGCCTTGGCGAGAACTGCCGCATTGCAGACTCCCGCCCCCGTCGTCCAACGGGCACCGGCAGCACCCGTGGAACAGGAACCGAAACCGCAGGTTCCAGCCGTGGCCGTCAGTAGGATTACTGATGCACCATCGCAGGTTCAAAACGCCAGACGTCAGACGCCCTCAGGTTTGAATGACCGAGTGTCTTCAAATAACGGTGTAATAACCGCGAGCGAGCGAACGCTGACTCTGGCAGAGGTTGATAACATGTCCGCAGACGTGTATAAGAAGCGAATCCAAAGCGATCCGACTTTCTTAACCACCGTAGAGCAGCTTCAAAAGGAAGCTGACCTCCGTCGTGCTGCGAGACAGCGTCAATCTTAATCATGAGGATTTACTATCATGGCTTTTTCACCCGCAGGAAATCAACTTAGTAACCTGCCCCAGAGCACGGTGAAGTATTATGACAAGCGTTTTCGCGAGAATCTCAAGGCGCAGACCCCGTTCGTTCGTTGCTCTACCCGTCTGGATTTGCCGAAGAACTCGGGTAACCAGTACGAAATGTTCATGTACGTTCCGCTGGCTGCGTTGACCACGCAGACAGTTGAAGGTACGGTAGGCAGTTCTCTGAGCGTTAACGTTCTGAATACGACTGCTACCATTGGTGAGTACGCGGACTACGCGAACTTCTCCAGCTTGTCTCTTGCCACCGCGATTGACAACACAGTCGAGAACGTTGCGAAGGAACTGTCCTATCAGTTGGGCGAGTCCCTGTCCGCTCTGGTCCGTGCGACTGCAGACGGTGCGAATAGCATCGACTCCAGCGTTCTGATCGAGTTGGCGGCTTCGACCACTTCGAGCTTCACCGCTCTGAGTTTGTCTCAGATTCGAAACAGCGTTCAGTCTTTGGCTGGTCGCTCTGTGAAGCCGTTCATGAAGGATATGTTCGTTGGGGTCATCCACCCGTTCGCCCTTGGCGACGTGTTGGCTGACAACTCGAACGATTCTCCTATCGACATCCTGAAGCACACCGCTCAGGGTCAGATGACGATGGACGAACTCGTGAGCACTGACCTCGAAGGCTCCGTTGAGCTTCCGAGTTCGGGCGTTCGGTTCTTCCAGACCAACCTCGTCACCCAGACTATTAACTACTCTGGCGTGACTGGTTTGACGGCGCTCCGCACTTACATTTTCGGCCAGGATGGTATTTTCTCCATCAACCTGGGCGCACAGAATGACACCACTTTCGGCGAAGGCCAGTGGCAGAACATTAAGTGCAATGTCGTGCAGAACGCCGCACCGACCGTGGCTGATCCTGAAGGGCTGATCCCGGGCTGGACAAGTTATCGTGTACATTTTACCACGTCGCTTGGACCAGACACCACAATTAGGATCAGAGAGATTGACGCCGCAAGCGCAATCAGTTGATTCTAAAGGGATTAGGTATTTCACTAATTCCTGTTGACAAAATCTCGTAGGGGTGCTATCCTAATAGGAGAAACACCCCTATGAAATTTCAAGAATCACAGATTTTAGAATTACACCAACAGCATAGTTGACGGCATCGAGAATGCTGGGCCGCTGAGTGGAGAGAATATGACCCCCTATGACAAGAGTATCAAAAAGCGATACCTCGCCATGCGGTGGGTTTCACAACAGGAACAAACTCCGTTTGGATTCTTAACCATGACGGACGCGACACATTACTTCCTGAAAGACGGTTGTCCTCGACCTTGTGCCTATTGCGGTCGAATCCCTGAACAGGATAAAGTTTGGGGGTTGGATAGAATAGACTCTGCGTTGGGTCACACCCCGGGAAACCTCGTTCCCTGTTGTAGTTCTCACCATGAAAGCCCGCAACTCTCCTGTCAAGGCAGTAAATCAAAGTTTACATTACTCTCTTGGATGGAACGAAGTATGTCACGGGCTAATGGCGGTGTCGTCCCTTTCTTCGTTGTAAAGCAACGCTTGAAACGGGTGTATGACCTCGCGAAGCAGTTAGCTTCTATGGAAGCAGAAAAGAGATAAAAATGCCTAGTTCTAATCCTACGACTGGTATCGGCGTAGCGGCATACGTTCAAGTTTCAGGAACGAACGTCACTCCCGCTGGTGGCCTGACGGGCGCTCCGACCAATGATGCTATTGGTGGAGCCTCTAGCGGTTATCCGCAAGGTCAAGGTTCTGGTGCCGTACCTAGCACCAACCACCCTGTGGCGCAATACGCTCTGACATTGAGTCTGAGTGGCAAGACTGTTAACGGCGTCTCGTATCCGAGTTCTGCTCTGTTGACAGCGGTTTTGAAGGACGTTCTCAATAACAACGTCGCTGGCGAGTTGTATACCGCCGCCGATGTCGTATGGGAAGCCTATTGTGCGCCCGCCCCGAACACCGAGGGTTGGTATCGTCCGAATAACGGCACGGCTGGCCCGAACAGCTACAACGCTTGCGTTGTTACGCTCGATGCTGGCTATGGCACCTATGACGCGGAAGTGGACGTCACTGCCAACGCCGTTGGACAGTGCGTCGTGGAAGCTCAGTTCCCGACGTTTGACAATAGTCTTGGCGACAACGATGGATATAACCAACCCGAAAAAGGTCCGGTGATGTTCATCTATGCGCAGATTGTGGTCACGGTAATTGCTTGAAATCTTTGGGTAGGGGGATCGAAAGGTCCCCCATATTTTTGGAGTTTTATGGCTAACTCAGAAGGGCGTAAAGGTGGGATGAACTTTCATCCTCGACAACTACAACGGGTATGGAAACCAAAGGACGCTCCTAAAGCGGGCTCTAAAGCGGGCTCTACGGTGTGCGAGCACTTTAACGAGCCTTTCGAGTGTCCCATCTGTAGGAGACGACATGCCAGCGGGTTATGAGAAAATACGCGATGCATTTCTGAATCACAAAAATCCAAAAACGGGCAAGGCGATGAGCCTGAAAGACGCTAAGAAACACGCCGCAATGATTTGGAATTCCACACATGCGGGCACAGGACAGACCGTCGGCAACGGCAGGAAATAGGAGGAGTATGTACACGAAGACGTGGACAGGACTGTTTCGAAACGACGGGAAGTTTGAACGTACAACGGCAAGTCTTCAGATATTTTGAAGGAAGCCATCAAGCTGTTTCAATCTCATTTGCAGGATTTGGAAGACGGCATCATCGAAGAGTAAATAGCTTTACCCTAGAGGAGGGGTTATGAACGATGGAAGTTTCGTAGAGGCTCTAAAAGAGAGCAATG